GGCCAACACCACGATGGCCCGGCCGAACTCCATCATCGTCGCCATCTCCAACGCGGGCGACGACAACTCCGTGGTCCTCAACGGCCTACGCGCCGAGGCGCTGGGCGGCGCGGACCCGACACTGGGCATCTTCGAGTGGTCCGCCCCCGAGGGCTGCGCACTGGACGACCGCGACGGCTGGCGTCAGGCCAACCCGGCGCTGGGCTACGCGGTCACCGAGCAGAAGCTGCTCTCGGCCATGCGCACCGCGCGGCCCAACGACTTCCGTACCGAGAACCTGTGCCAGCGCGTCGACGCCCTGGACGCCGCCATCGACCCGCAGGGCTGGGCGGCCTGCGCGGACTCCGAGCTCACCCTCGAGCCCGTGCAGCGTCAGGTCTGCGTGTGCGTCGAGGTGGCCTACGACGACGGGCACGTCACTGCGGTTGCCGCGGCCCCGCTGGGCGAGGGGCGCTACGGGGTCGAGGTACTGGACGCCTGGCCGAACACCGCGACCGCGCGGCCCGCGCTGCGGCAGCTGTTCACCACGTTGCGCCCGCGCGTGGTGGGCTGGTTCCCGGAAGGGCAGGGCAAGGTGCTCGCCCCGGACCTACAGGAGCTGCACGCCGACGGCATCATCGGCCAGAAGCTCTTCATGTTCGAGGAAGAGATGCGCCCCGAGGCGCCCGGCGCGGTGAAGGTGGACCCGGTCGCCGCCTGCCAGGGCCTGGCCGACCTGGTCGACAACCGACTGTTGACACACTCGGACGACCAGCTGGTCAACACGCACATCTCCGCGTCGGTCCGCAAGGACCAGGGCGACGGCTGGCGCTTCGCCCGCCGCGGCGCCGGGCGCAACGACGCCGCCTACGCCACCGCAGGCGCGGTCTACCTGGCCCGTACGATCCCGCCGGTGGGCGACTACGACCCGATCGAGTCGGTGTTCTGATGAGCAACGTTCGCCCGTTCTGGATCGCCTGGTGCGTCGCCTGGGCGTTCTTCTGGTTCGTCGGCGGCTTCTTCACCCTGGGCTTCGGTTGGCTCGGCGTGCCGCTGTCGCTGCTCTCGATCATCATCCCGGTGGGCGCGCCCGCTCGGCCGCAGCTTCCGCCGCCCGGTTGGCGCCCGTGAAGCCCGCCTACGTCGTTGCCGCCCTCGAGTTGCTGGCCCTGCTCCTGATCGCCGGTGCCGCGGGCGTGGCCGGATGGGTGCACGTCGAGCCGTCGGTGGGCCTGCTCGCCGCGGGCATCGTGGTGCTCGGCGGGTCGTGGCTGATCGAGCGGAACTTCACGGCGTCGGAGAAGTCTTAGTACGACGTCTCCCATGATCCGTGCGCCGGGCACATCCGGTCGTCCTCATCCGGCCGACATGTGCAGGCCAGTGCGTGCTCGATGTCGGGCGGGATGTAGCTGTCGGACTTCAACAGTTTTCCGTCCTCACGCAGGATCGGCTTACCGTCCTCGCCGAACTTGGACATGTTCGCCAGGTGTACCTCGCGGATGACCCGGTCGAGTGGGATGCCCAGCACGTGCGCGGTGCCGTAGGCGACGTAGACGACGTCGGCCAGCTCGTGCGCGACGGCGGCGATCAACTCGTCCGTCGGATAGTCCGCCAGGGCGAGATCCGCCAGGGCTTCGCCCAGCTCGGCGGTCTCCTCATCCTGCAGTCGGGAGCGGAGTTCCAGGTCGAGCGCCGTGACGTGGCGTTCTCCGAGAGCGGCGTGGAACTCGGCGAGCATCTGCGCAGTTGTCTTCACCCTCGCCGCCTCCGGTTCGACTTCGCGTCGCTCAGGGCGCCGCGTCGCTGCGGGCTCATGGTGGACGTCAGGTGCCACCATTCGCACGCCGGGCACTGGTAGTAGCCGCGCTCGACGCGGCCGGGGCGCCGCCCGCGTGCAATGTCGGCGCCGCGGTAGCCGCGGGCTCGGTCGAGGTTGGCCTGGGCTGAATCAGCGTCGCGGAACGGTCGCTTGCCGCTCGCGCACATCGGCGCGTCGGCGGGGAACTTATCGATGTTCATGGCTAGCGCGGCCTCCGGCCGTTGCGGTCGCGCACGTTGCGCTTGCCCCACCAGAGGTCGGTGAGGAAGCCCGCGTGCGGGTTGAAGTTCCACTTTTCCTTGCATACCGGGCAGCGCCACGACTCGTAGCGGTCGCCGCGGACAGGTGGCGGGTTGCAGTCGTGGCGGGCCATCAGTCGTCCTCCTGGCAGTCGTGCGGCTCGTCGAGGGTCGGCGGAAACTCTTCGCCGCAGAGTTGACAGGTCAGTGGTGGAATATCTCCCCAGTTCATGCCGTCAATTGTAGACCACGATCAACCAGACCTCAAGGGTAGGTGATCCGTGGCGCTGCTGTTCGGCCGTCAGCGCCGCACCGCCGGTCTCTCCGGCTTCTACGGATCCGCCCTGGACTTCGCCGGCGCGACCGCCGCCGACCTGATCCCGGCCCGGGTCTCCACGGTAGGCACCAACCTGCCCGCGGTGACCACCGACTCCGCCCTGACCCACAGCTCGGTCTGGGCGGCGCTGCGACTGCGGGCCAACCTGTTGTCCACGCTGCCGCTGGACGTGTTCCGCAAGGTCGACGGCGTCCAGGTGGAGCTGCCCAAGCCGGCGGTGCTCAAGAACCCGTCGGGCGACCGGGTGTCGATGCAGGAGTGGCTGTATTCCAGCCAGATCGACCTGGACCGGTGCGGCAACGCCTTCGGCCTGATCACCGAGCGCACCGGCACCGGGCTGCCCAACCGGATCGACCTGGTGCCCGCCACCGACGTGGCGGTGCGCATCCGCGACGGCAAGCTGACCTACAAGATCGGCACCGACATCTTCGAGCCGGACCAGGTCTGGCACGAGAAGCAGTACACCATCGCCGGGCTGCCGGTCGGGCTGTCTCCGGTGGCCTACGCCGCCTACACCCTGGCCAAGCACCGCTCCATCAACGACTTCGCGCTGACCTGGTTCGCCGGCGGCGGCGTGCCGCGCGGCCACCTGCGCAACAAGATGCAGACGCTGTCCCCGGCCACCGCGGACGCGGTGAAGTCGAAGTTCAAGTCCACCGTGACCGCGGGCGACGTCTTCGTGACCGGCGCGGACTGGGAATACTCCATGATCCAGGCCGAGCAGACCGGCATGGAATGGCTGGAGGGCGAGGCCCGCACCTCGCTCGACATCGCCCGGTTCTTCGACGTGCCCAGCGACATGATCGACGCTGCGGTGGCCGGCCAGGCGATCACCTACGCCAACATCACCCAGCGCAACGTGCAGTTCCTGGTGATGCACCTGGGCCCGGTGGTCAGTCGCCGCGAAGAGGCGCTGAGCCGCCTCACTCCCGGCCCACGGTTCGTCAAGCTCAACACCGATGCGCTGCTGCGCATGGATCCCTCCAGTCGCGCCGACATGCACCGGGTGATGATCGACTCCCGGGTGTTGACGCCGAACGAGGCCCGCGAGCTGGAGAACCGCCGCCCGCTCACCCCCGCCCAGATCGACGAGTTCATCAAATTGTTCGGCGACCCGAACACCGCCGAGGCGGGCGCCTTCGGCCCCGCGCAATCGACACCGGCACCGGCGACACCGGGCCAGCCCAAGAAGCCCGCTTCCCCCGTAGGTACCCCGTGACCCAGGCGCAGGAGCAGCGCGCCGCCCTGGCCGCCAAGCGCGTGATGCCGGCGGACGGGGCGCGGCTGTTGCCGTTCCCGGCCCAGTTCCGCACGCCCGCACTGGTGGACTGGCACGGCGAGCAGCGCTACCGGCTCTCCGGTATCGCCTCCACCGTCGAGCAGCCCTACCGGATGTTCGACATGTTCGGCGAGTACGAAGAGGTCATCGACCGCGCGGCGTTCAACGAGACGCTGTCGGCCGACCCCGACGTCGCGTTCCTGGTCAACCACAAGGGTGTGACCATGGCGCGGTCCCGGCCCAACGTGCGCGGCCAGCGCAGCCTCGAGCTGGGCATGACCGGCACCGGGCTGGGCTCGGTGGCCTACGTGAACCCGGCGCGCCAGGACGTCAAGGACCTGGTGCACGCGATCAACGACGAAGACGTCACCGAGATGAGCTTCGCGTTCCGCATCGACGACGGTGACTGGAACGAGGACTACACCGAGTTCCGCATCCGCCAGGTCAACATCGATCGTGGCGATGTCTCGGCGGTCAACTACGGCGCCAACCCCTACACCTCGATCGGCGCCCGCTCGGTGGAGCTGATGGCCGACCTGGATCGGCTGCCCGCGGGCACTGCGCGCGCGGCCCTGGAGCGGCTGCAGGCCCGCGCGGAGCTCAAGCCCACCGTGGTGGACCTGGGCGCCAAGGTGCCGAACCCCGGCTCATTCCTGGTCGGCGAGCGCGGTCCCGAGCTGGTGACGGACCTCGGCTCGATGCCGATCCGCAAGGCCTGGGACATCGAGGCGCCGAGCGAGCTGTGGCACCGGGTGCAGCCCGACACCGAGATCTGGGCGCGCACCGGCATCAACGATAAGCCGGTCCTGCTCGGCCGGGTCGACG